CCGTACCAATCGTCTGGCTCAGTTACGCCTTCGATTAGTGTAGAGTTGCTTGAGTTTAAGTCGCCAATGATAAAGTCTAAGTTAGCAGGGTCGCCTACTTCGATGTGGTCTGCTGTGATGTTTAGCTGCTTGTCGTCAGCAAATAGGTATTTGGAGCAGTTCATTTCGCAAATAATCGTCTTCATGAGAGTCCTTTTAATAGAATTGAGGTTGCTGATAATGCCTTGCCCGCAGGTACGGATGACGTTGTAGTTGAGAGTGTGCCATCATCTTGGACGTAGTAGTCTGAGCCTATTGTTAGGCTAGAAACACTGGTAGATACACCGCCTTTAACTGTCACCGAGCCAGTTGCAGTGTCGGAGATAGCAGCGTCTGTTATGCCTATAAAGTCGGCTGAGTTTGATGATGTGCCTCCTACATATCCCATAGTTGCAAGCGCTGTACCATCGCTGTATGCTCTATAAGTCGTCATGTAATGACCGAGCGAATCGTTTTGTTTCGCCACCTCTAAAAATTTATTAGCGCCGTTCGTAGAATCTATTACAGATGCAGTGTTAAAAGTAATATTAGTGCCGCTAATAGTCCCTATATTGATGTACGCATTATTTGGAGTAGCGATAACACCTTTAGAAGCGACAAGAAACTTATTAGGAGTAAGCGAATTATTACTAAGAGCCAAATCACTTATAGTTCCTACTAAAAAAGCTACTCTTGTTCCTGAGCTATAAGAGCCTCCGCTATCTGTTACTACAAATGCGTACCCATCATTATTAGTACGATCACGCCCCGCTACAACATATTTCCCTGATGAGTCACCAAAAGTAGCAGATAATCCTAGACTAGTACTATAGCGAGTAGTCCCTGATATACTGCTTCCTCCTGCTATGCTTATGCTTGTGCCTGAAATAGTTAAAGACGCCGCATAAATATAATCGTTAGCCGCCAAATCCATCCAAACTGCTAGTGCTTTTGTACTATCTGTAACATCAACAGCGTGTGAAGTTAAAGTTATACCTGACAGTGATCTGGAAGTTATTACGGTTTCAGTTCCTGCGGTAACTGCTGTGCCGGATACAGATAAAACTATTCCATACATATAGCCAGAAGCTTGTCTATCGTAAGTTAATAAATAATTTCCTGTAGTGCCTAAAGAGCTAAGTTTTGGACTATTTTTCCCCAGATTAAAATTGTTAGAGCCGATATTTAGCTCTGAGCCGTAAGTAAAGGTTTCACTTCCCGCACTGCCAGATACTGTGCAAACTTTAGCTTTCCTACCACTTTCATTATAACAAACAAGCAATGTTCCTGAAGTTTGCTCATCCCAAGCTACAATAGGAACACTAGAAATATCTGCTGTAATAGCACTAGCAGAACTCAGTGTTAATGCAGTGCCTGAACGAGTAATAATTTTTAGGTAAGCGTATTTGTTTCCTATATCATCCGTGTAAACAATAGCCCACCTGTTTGTATTATTCGGGTCAGCAGCAATAGCGTAATATTCCGCAGCCGCCGTTTCAAAATTCTGTGTGCTGCCAACCGGAACTGTTGGATTTAATGTAGTTGCAGTAATAGCCTCAACCGTACCATCAGTTTTCAACGCAACAGTAACTCCGTTTCCTATAGCCCCAGACGCAACAAAGTCTACACTAAGGCCACCACCCGCAGGAGCTGTTGACTGCCACGTTGATCCGTTAGAAGTTAATACGTTTCCTGCGGTGCTTGGCGCAACAGCTTGTGGAGCAGAAGTACCGTTTCCTAACAACACATTGTTGGCAGTAAGAGTGGTTGCCCCAGTGCCGCCGTTAGCTACAGGCAGCGTTCCAGTAACTTGAGAAGCCAAGTTTATAGAGGTTGCTGTAGGGGCTACTGCTGCCCATGCAGAGCCACTATAAACTTTCATCGCATCTGATGTGGTGTTGAAGTACAAAGCGCCTGTTAGTAAAGCGTTGCCGTCATTATCTACAGTAGGGTCAGATGATTTGTCACCTAAGTAACGGTCGTCAAAGTTATCATAAGTAGTTGCTGCTGCTGCGGCTGAACTAGCTGCTGCTGTAGCTGAGTTACCTGCGTTTGTAGCAGAGGTTGCCGCGCCACTAGCAGATGTAGAAGCGGCAGACGCTGACGTAGCTGCTGCTGCGGCTGAGGTAGCTGCTGAAGTAGCACTGCCTAGAATCGAATCTGTATAGGCTTTCGTAGCTACGTCTTGAGCAGCAGTAGGGTCACCTGCTCCTGTGATCTTGTTAGTCCCCATCGCTATTGCACCAGACATTGTACCGCCTGTCAGGTTGAGCTTTGTCGCGAGGGATGTGTTGATTTCTGTTTTGGTGTATACGTCTGTTAATCCGTAAGCACTAACAGTAGTAGGATTAGTACCGCCTGTAATGCGACCATAGGCATCTGTAGTCACTGACCTGTAGGTATCTGCTGTAACACCGCTTGTGGCTAGGTCAATGTTATCTGCGTTGACTACGATTCGCGAAGCAGCGGCAGTACCGACATCAAGCGTGTTGCCTGACTTGGTCATACCTGCCCCCGCAGTAACCTGACCCGCTCCTGAGAACTGAACCCAAGTAACTGCTGTGCTACCTAACGTACCACCTGCAACTATAGAAGCTACAAAACCGTTGTTCGCGTTAGCTGTGCCATCTTCTACAAAGCTATAAGCATTGACTAGCTCGTCCCAAGTGTTAGCGTCTGCGGAACGCGCCCATCCACTAGCTGCTGCAACGTAAATACCATTCTCTGCTGCGCTAGTTTGATCTTTAACCAGGACTCGATCACCTGCTATAACAGACACGCCGTCTATGGTTTGTGCGCCGCTTAACGTAATGTTAGCTGTAGTACCTGCACGACACGATGCTTTCGCGTCCAATCCTTGTACAGAGTTGTCTACATATATCTTAGTGGCTGCGTCTTGTGCTGCGGTAGGATCGGCTAGACCTGTAATCTTAGCCGCACCCATAGCGATAGCACCTGACATAGTGCCGCCAGATAAGTTTAACTTGGTGGCATCTGCGGTATCTACATAACCTTTGGTAGCTGCGTCATTGGTGTTAGTAGGAGACGCGAGGTTGGTGATGGTTGCGGATGTTCCCGCATTCATGTCTAAGCCACCGTTAATAGTGACATTAGTAAACGTAGAAGTACCTGATGATGCAGTTATATTCCCAGTGACATCACCTGTTACATTGCCAGTTACATTACCTGTAACAACGCCTGTAATGTTACCAGTAACGTTACCTGTGACGTTACCTACTACATCGCCTGTCAGACCGCCTACAAAGCCCGTGGTGGCCGTTACTGTGCTACCCCTTACAGTTGATGCAGTTGTCGCACCAATGGGCGTAGAGTTGATTGAGCCGCCTGTAACGACTGCGTTGCTAGATGCAAACGTGCCGTTGGCTGTTAGAGTACCGGATACAGTCGCGGTAGTAGTGGTAATCGTAGAGGGATTAGTGCCTAACTCTACAATAGCGGCAGACGCATTCTCTGTGAATAGTCTTTTATCTGTTACATTGACCGCAAGCTCGCCTTTAACCAAGTCACTCGTAGTTGGTACGGCTGAAGCGGTTGAGCTGTTCTTGGTTACTATCGTTGCCATGTTAAATTCCTGTAGTTACCACTTGGTCTTATGTGACCAATAGCGAGCTGATAGTTTAGATGGGCTTGAGTCTTGAGCGTTATGCCTAGCGTAGTATGATTTCTTTCGCGCTTTGTCTTTGGCAGTCTTGGGATTACTCCCTGCGCCCTTCACGCCCTGCTGTCCGAAGCGGACAGTCTTGACTTGATCACCGACTTTAGCCAATACAACATGGCTTTTAGTGGGATGGTTAGGGGTTTTTTTGGGTTGATTATACCCACTTAATCCGAGCTTGGTTAATTTTGGGTCTTTATTACGCATAAGATAAGGGGGCAGGTTTCCCCACCCCCATCTCCGTTTAGCCGTTAACAGCCATGATGAAGCCGCTGTCAGGACGGTAAGTCTTGACACCGTACAGAGTATCAGCAGTATACAGTGTTCCGAGGAACTCCTGCTTGTACTGAGTCTGTGAACGAACACCAACTTGCTCTGCTAAGATCATAGTATCTTTATGCACGAGCATTGCTGCACGAATCTGTCCACCTGCTGAGTTCTGCGCAGCAGTCTCAGTGATAGGGCAGTTAGTAGAGATGAATACATCAATACCATACAGGTTACCGATCTTGCCATTTTGAACAGGCTCGCCGCTAACAAAGTCAGAAGACACATAACGGTCAACACCCATAATTGCATTACGCAGTGAAGGTGGGATAACAAATGCACGGTTATCCATAGGAACGTCAGCATCGTCTTGCTTCTGAATCAGATCACGGAAACAAGCATCAGTGAAAACGTCAGCAGTAGTAACAGTGTCATCAGCATAAGCAGTGAGGCCAGTAGAGGCATCACAGAAGAATGCAGCAGCAGTGTTAGTCCAAGCAGTACCGTTACCAGTACCGAAAGACTTACCCAGATCCATCAGGTCTGTATCAACCTGACGCGACAGAGCATAACCCGCATCAGAAGTGTAGAAGTTACGGAGCGAAGACAGAGCCTGTACTTCCGTAATATCTTCAATAATGCGTGAGTATTCGTAGTGCTTGTCTAACGCGACTTGCACTTCGCCCTCTGTGTTGTTCTGAATAGTAACAGCAGTTGCTGATGCTTTAACGTGAGCATCGCCGCGAATAGGAGCAGGAATATGGATGATGTCACCCTTCTTCCCTGTCATGCTCATTTTCTTTACTAGGTTCGCGAGGATGAGGTTCTTCTCATAAGCAGCGCGAATCTCGTCACTCCAGATTTCTGGAATAAATGTGGCAGCAGTAGTATTAGTTACCGCTCCACCCATATTTGGATAAGTTGAATCAGTCATAATAATCTCTCAAAGGTTAGCTTTTTACGCGACCTTCCTGATACGCCTTGTATATCTCATCAGACATAGATTGATAGCGCTGCGGGTTGGTTCGCATTAGTTCAATAATGTCGCTTCGTCTATAGATTTTTCTGCTTGGTGCTTCTGAACTCCCATTAGCACCACCCGTTGAAGCTGCGTTCAAAGCTTGTTTACGTTCTTTGCGCTCAACACTTACAGCCTGTTGTGCAACATTTTGAGTTGATTTCCAACTAGAAAACAATTCATCTGCTGCGTCATAGTCGTACTTGTTGTTTGCTCGCTCGTATAACTCTGAACGAATGTTGCTACCAACAACCCACTTCTGAAAGTTGGCATCCATAGCAATCTCTTTAATGTCAGGATGCTTCTGCTGTAAAGCCGAGAGCGTCTGATTTTGTTTCATTTGATTGCCCAATTGCTCCAACTGTTTAATGGTTGGATGGTTTGCAATTTTGCTATCAACAGCTTTGTCAGGTTCAGCAAAGAAATCTATTTCCTCAGCCTGTTCCGGTTCGTTGACTTTGGTCTGATTAAGAATGAAATCATCTACAACTTTTCTTAGCTGCCCCACCTCTTGCCCTTGCTGACCGATGCGAGACTCTGCCTCTTGGTGCATCTTGATCAACTCGGAAGGAGTTTTCCCTCGATAATGCTCTGGGGTGTCATCCTGTGGTGGAGCTACGGCTACCTCTTCTGAGACCGCTTCCTGTTGTGTATTTTCATCTACCTCGTTCGTCACTTCGTCAATAAGTTGTGCCACTATTAAACTCCTATGGAGACAAGACCAATTCTAAGCTACCCCGAAGGACTTATGATTCGGCTACCTTGCGTTCGTGTTTAATCTTCGCCTGTCTATCCTTAGCCCATTTCATAGTAGCCCCCGGATAGGAACCGGATATGGGGTCGAGTACCGACTTAACAGGTGAGATCATCTTACTACTAGAACCACCGCACTCAGGACAGTCACGCGTATAACCCTCAACAACCTTGTTGCGATTAACCATTGCCTCATGGACATGGCCTTGCTCGCATTGGAAATCAAAGATTATCAACATCACTGCTATCCTCTTGTACATGGTTCATTGCAGATTCTAGGTTGAGTATGTCAGCCAGTACACTGAGCTGACCTTTACGAAAGAACAAATCATTTACATCTTTCGTATACTCTACGGAATTAATCTGAAGAGCGTTGGCACGAAGCTCTTCTATAAAATCCTTCCAACCCTGCGTTAAAAACATATCCGCACGGTCGTCATAATATCTTTCTGTTTCTTTATCCATTCTTCTTAGCCTTCGGCTTTGCTTTGACAAATCCCTTGACTTCGTGAAGAAGGATTTCGTGTTGCTTTTCTAAAGACTGCAGCCGCTTGTCCATCTGCTCTAGGACTACGTTTACCTGTGTAACTACGTCCTCTAGTTCTCGTTTGGTAATCATTTCGGCATGGCCTTAACTGTATCAAGGTTTAGTCTCTTCTCTTTGAGCGCAGCGTCAGCAACTTTGAGTCTACGTTCAAACTCTTTGTCGTCTGCATTACCTGCCGCGAGGTTAGATGTTACAGCTTTAATCTGATCGATCTCTAGCTCAACAGGTATTGCTTTAGTCTCTGCTGCAATCTTGGCAGCTCGTGCTTGAGACTCAGCGCCTTGTCCATTCAATGCGTTAGTCTGAGACTGTTGGAACTCCATCTGTGCTTGTTGTGCAGCTTGTTGTGCTTGCTGCTGCTCAGGTGAAGGCTGACCTGCTTCTTGTAGAGTCTGTATTAACTGCTCGCGGTTGCTGAGGTTCATATTGTCTATGATAGATTGAATCAACGCAGGATAAAGCGGAGACTCAGGAGACATGGTCTGTAGAAGCTGAACCAACTGCGTAACCTCGTACTCTCTGGCGATAATGCCAAGAGAAGAAGTAACCTCAAACTTATAATCCGATACCGGATATAACTCAGGCTCAAACTGCATGTATCTGTGTGCAGCCTTGGTAACAAACGGTATCAAGAATGATTCTTGGAAGTTAATCAGCGTCCTTTTATGACGCTTGATCACAGCACCAAGGGACATTGAGATTCCTGCTGCCGTGGCTTCGCCATTGATTGAGCCGCCAACACCAACAGAGTCTATTGCGCCTGTAGCAGTCTGCACCATTCGCTGTAGCTCACCTGCTTGCGCGAAGGTGATCTGAGAAACTTGACCAAAGTTAAATGGTTGTAAGACTTCAGAAGGATTACCATTGGTAAGAATGATTTTCCCCGGTCTTACTTCAGGCTTTGCCCCGCGAGGTAGACGAGTTGCGTCCATCGCCATCATTGGGTGGACTGTTAGCGCGAGTGCATCGATGCGAGCTCTAAGCTCAGCGTCCAATGCTTTCTGTGAGTTGTAACCCTTCTCACATACACCACGACCCCAAAACCTAGAAGGTACGATATCCCAAGGGAACGCCACAATAGGGCGGTCTTGCATCATGTACGGGTTCTTCTCCGCTTTTAGCAGAGTACCACCGTTAGCTATTACAACAATCGCCTCAACATAGAAGTCAGTCTCTTCTTCGGCGTCTGTAAGCTGTTCAACCTCCTCATACTCTTCGTCATTTTCCAGTAAGTATCGCGGGACAAGTCCGTAATACTTGGTTAGACGAGTCTTATCGGTAGG